CACGTCATGCGCCCCATCGCCCTGACCCCGCTCGCTCATCACCGTCTTGTCATCCGGCGTCTCGAACCAACCATCGACGCCATCCTCCCCGATCAGGAGAACATCATCATCAGGATTCGCTGTATTGCCACCATCGAACGTCAACGTTTCCGTCCCGTTCGACAGTTCGACCAGTTCAGGCAAATCACTCAACGCTGATACCTCCTAGCCTCGGCCAACGCGTTACGATGCAATATCGGCGCGGCGGTGTACAGGTCATCATTACTCCTGACGACCTTCGTGTTGAACGTCTGATTGACAGTCGTTCCAGTGCTTGCGGGAACCTGAACGTTGACCTCATACAAGCCGGACATCATCTTCTCCACACGCCCGCCAGCCGCATACGCGCTACGACTCATATCAACCGCACTACGCGCATACGACGTGCGAGCCTGCGACACCGCCCTATCCAGATCACCGGTAGCGTTCAACACGTTCAGGAAATTCGGGCCGACAGTACGATCAAGCTTGCTTACCGCAGCGGCACGAATAACATGCTCGCCATTCGACAACCACATGGGAATCGAATCAGACGTGCCAGTACCCGGACCGGTAATGCGACCACCAGTAGCCTTGCCAGCCTTGGAACCTTCGAAGATGCCCTTGATGTGGACGGTAACCCAATTCGATACGCCGCTAATCCATTTATTGGCCGACGCCACGGCAGAGGAAAGCGAACCATCGACATGGCCCTTGAATCCAGTGTCATGGCTCTTCGGCACGGAATGGATGTTGCCCTTGGCGGAACCAGTGGCACCAGCGGTATTGTCCGTCGCATTCACGTTTGTGTCATGACCCTTCGGCACCGAACCGATATTGCCCTTGGCAGTACTGGTTGGACCACCGGTGTTATCCGTAGCGGTCAGATTGGAATCAACATGACCGTACTTCTGCTCATAGGCTCCCATCGTCAGCCCTGCGGAGCCAGCGCCATCGGCGGTATTATCGGTAGCGGTAATATTCGAGTTAGGGGCACCGAACTGCGCCGCGAAGTTATCCAAGTTAGTGGTAGCGCTCGAAATGCCGTCCTGAGTCTTATCAGTGGCCTTCAAATCGGTATTCTTCAAGTCAGGGATAAGCTTCAACGCGTTACCTAGCGCATCAACCTCATCCTGACCGGAAGCGGTTGCCGTCAAATAGGCATCCTTCAACTCAGGAACCTGCCAGATGGCATCCCTCAACGCATCCAGATCGGACTTGCCTTCGGCCTTCGCCTTGACGAACGCATCCTTCATCGCAGGAATCGAAGAGATGCTTTCCTCCAATGCGTCGGTATCGCTCTTGCCTTCGGTGATGGCCTTGAGATACACCTTCTTCAACGCGGGTACCTTCATGACGGCATTGGTCACATCATTGGCCGCGACAATCGCCAGCTTGTTATCGCCGGTAATCACGACCGTATGCTTGCCATCGGAAAGCCTCTGCACCATGTCGGACAACTGGTTGGCATCGGTCTTACCCTGCCAAATGGAGTTCAACAGAATATCCTTGACCTGCTTACGTGTCCCATCGGGGAACAGGTAGCTCATACTGTCAACGACATTCGCCAGGTTCTCCTTCGCTTCCAACGATTGAACGTTGATCTGTGTGGTGACTTCCTTCGGAGTCATCAACAGACTTGAGTTCAATCCGTCAACAGCAGCGGCGTCCAAACCAGCGGCACTAGCCTGAGCGTTGAAGTTGCTGGACAATTCCTTCTGCTTGGCGAGCACATCCTTCTGCGACTTACCTTGCTTAATCATCGCATTCAGGTAATCGTTCGAACTGGAAGCCAAAGCGGTCAACGAGTCGGCGGCGGTACGGCCAGCCTCAGTCGTATAGTCGAAATCCTTCTTCTGTGCATCCCAAACCTGTTGGCCTTTGGAATGAAGATCATTTACGGTCTTCATCGCCTCGCCAACCTGCTGCAACGTCTTCGCATAACTGCTGGACGCGGCAGCGGCCTGAATGTTCGCGTTGCGCTGGGATTCAACCTGCGAAGCCAGAGAGCCTGTCACGGTAGCCAACCGCTCTTTCTTCTCGGTGGCGCTCAATAGCCCATCCGCGATGGACTGCCAATCCTGACCCTCATCACGAAGACGATCAACCCAACCAGCGCTCTTACCAGCGGCAGCGGCCTGCGTCTTGATGGACTTCTCGATCTCATCGTTGTAGTTCTGGGCGTCAGCCAAAGCGGTCTTCGCGGCCTCGTGCATGTTGACGGACTTCTGAAGCCTGTTCATACTGCTCATATCGAACACGGTCGCGGAGTTCTTGTCAGCCGAAGCCTGCTTGTTCGTCTGGGTCGTCATCCGCTGCAACGTCTTGATGTAGCTGTTGTAGTCACTCTTGCTGCCGGACAGTTTGCGTGCGACCGAATCCTCGTCCTGACCGAGCATCTGCAATGCCGAAGACATGCTACCCACATTCGACGTTCCACGCCAGAACTTGTCCCAAGAGGAATCCGAAGTGGAGAAGTTGGATTTCAGTGTGGAACCGAAGTTATCCAGCCGGGTCTTCAACCCCTCAAGCGAGGAAACCTGAGCTGACAAAGCGTCAGGCGTTGCCTTAGCCGCCTCGTTGAACGATTCGATGTTGGCTTTGACCTGTTCGACATGCTGGGAATACGCGCTGAACGCCGTGCCAGCGGCAGCGAGACCAGCCGTCAATGCGATGCCGGTAGGACCGCCAAGCATATCCAATAGGACGGTGCCGGTATCCTTGGCGACGCTCTTCAAGCCGGAAAGCTTGCCCTTGATGGGTTCGGCGTTGTCGTCCAGGCTTCGCAGACCCTTGCCAGCACTACTGGCGTTATTGCCCAACAGGACAGCCCCCTCGGCTGCAAGACGGGCCTCCTGACCAGTCTTTGCCACCTTGGAAGCGGTCTTCTCAGCCTGCTCCCCCATCTGCTCCATACCCTTGACGGAGCCGGTGAACAAGCCCGCCACATTGCCATACGCCATCGCGCCGCCTGTGACCTCAGCCGTCGTCTCGTTACGGGAAAGACGAGCCATCGCGGAAATCAACTGGGAAGCCTTGACCTTCGTGCCATCCATCGTCACACCCAACTGGCGCAACATGTTCTGATACTGCATCGTGCTCTGAATGTTCTCCAAAGCACCGCTCTTCAACGCCGTCCAAGCTGACTTGCCAGCACGACCGAACGTCATCCACAAGCCCAACATGCCCTGAATTGGGGCTGGCAGCTTCGAGAAGGCGTCACTCAACGCGCTTGTCGCATTGGCGATGGCCTCAATCGTGGGAGCGGCAGACTTCAACGAGTTGGCAAGCGTGCCGCCGAACGTCTTCGACAACTGGCCCGCCATGCGGACAAGACTCGAAAACATCGGAGACGTAGACGCAAGACTGGAAGTCACCATGCTCAGACCATCACGCACATCACCGGAGAACGTGCGGATGCTACCCGAAGTGCCGGAAGCCAGCTTCGAGGTGTCGGCCACGAAATTACCGGTCAACTGACCAAGATTCGTCATCGTACCGGCAAGATCGTTCCGCGACTCGTTCGCAGCATGTCCGATATCGGCGAAAGCGTCACGCACGCCCTTCTGGGCGTCCCTAGCGCCAGTCACCCAAGCACGCAACGTATCCTGGGCGCTCATGGAGTTAATCGCACGGTCTGCACGCTGCAACACGCTGCTGAACTGCTCGATGCCATTCTGGTATTGGGCAATCGGAGTGAACACACCTTGCGCGATACCCTTCAACGAGCGAAGGGATGAGCCAAGATAACCAGCCTGCTCCTTGACTTCGGACATGGCCTTGTCAACACGGTCGGAGTCGTCCATCACGTTCTCGGCCCACTTGGCGAACCAAGACGCATCCTCGCTCAACCATTGCGTGAACTGCGGCAGATACTTGCCGCCGACCATGCCGATATGGGACAATGCGGTAATCAGGGATTCGGCACCGGGAACGAGATTGTCCATCGACTCGTTTGCACGGTCGAAGACGGCTGGCAGCTCGTTCGCCTGATAGGACGCTTTCACGGCGAGCATGAGCTTTTCGACTATCTCGCCCTCATGCTTGGCGAGAGTGCTCATCTCCGGCACCAGCGAATCGCCTATCGCGTTCGCCGTATCCATGATGGCGGGCTTCGCCTTGCCATAGAACGCATCCTGCACGTTCTGGGAAAGCTGGGACAGCTTCGTGTTGGCGAAGTCGATCTGGCTGCTCCACGTCTCGCCCTTGTCGCCATAGATCATCTTGAACGTGGCGAACACCGCACCCAAGCCGGTCAACGCCGCAGGAGCCGCATAAGCCGCCTTGGAAAGGCTCACAATGCTCTTGCCCAAGCCGCCGACCGTACCGGAGACGTTCACTGCACCAGCGCCGATATCGGACAATACAGTGCCGACAAGCGCTAGACGTGGAACCTTCTTGTCCAACGTGTCGAACAGGTTCACAAGATTCTGGAACTGGTTCTCGACACCCTTCAAGCCGGACGCGCCATACGTCATGCCGTTGAGAATCTTGCCGATGTCAGTTCCATGGAACTTGGCGAAGATGTCAATCGTGCGTGGGCGAGTGAAGTAAGCGAGATGGGCGCGGGCCAAAGCGGTCTCAAGATCGACATCCATATCAAGGGTGTCGTTCTTGTCCTGGAACCTCTTCAGCTCCTCCTCGGCGTGCTTCTTGTCGATATGGAGCTTCGCCGGAATCTCCGCATCGGGATTGGACTTCAGCTTCTCCGCATACCGGCGCATCTCAGCTTCGACGTTCGAATACTCGGCCTTCAACGTGACCGGAACATCGAGCCTCTTATGCTCAAGCTCCCGCATGGCGCGGCGTATCTCGTCAGCGCCATCCTCATAGAACTCGACCTTCACACGCTGCGACTCGAACCGTTCGATATCACGGTTCAGACGGGCGAAATCACCTTCGACATCGACCTTCACCCGCGCCTTCGGATTATCCTTCAGAAGACGCTGGTAATAGGCCAGCTGCCGGTACATCTCCCGCAGTTCGGCCTTCAACGTGACCGGAACATCGACGCCGCGACGTTTGAACGCCTCGATCTTCGACTTGACCTCACGCAGATTCTCAGCGACGAACCTCAGACGGATATCCTGACGGTTACGGACGCCGTTCATCGAATACAGGTCGGCGAGACGCTTCTGGAAATCGGAACCCTCAAGACGGGTCGCCTTTGTGACCGGACTCTTCTTCAGCTTCTCGATACGCTCGTCGAGCTCGCCAAGCATCTTGACGGTACGCTTGTACTCGTCAAGGTCGAACCAGTTCCGGTTGTTCCGCTTCATGGCGGACACGTCGGACTCAAGCTCCTTGCGCACGCCACGATACGTGTCGATAAGGTTCTCGGCCTCACGCCGCGACTCCGCGAACCGCTCGCGGGCGATGGCCGTGGAGCCAACCGGACGGGACCATTCGTCCCTAGCCTTCTTCGACTCGCGGGCCATCTCGGCCCGCTGCGCCTCGATCTCCTTCGCAAAACGCGACGACGCGACCTGCTGGCCCTTGAACCAGTCGGCATACGTCTCCTGCTTCTGATGCAGTCCCAAAGCCGTGTCACGGGCCTTGGAGAAGTTCGCCAACGAATTGCCAGCGGTGACGATGCTCTCCTCAAGAGCACGCACCTGACGGGTCATCTTCGACACACGCTTCGCATCACCATCGGACGCGATGTCCACAAGCGACGACTGCGCCTTACGCAGCCTGCCAAGCTCCTTCTCCTGACCGGCGAGCGCCTTGTTGACCGCTGTGACCTGCTTCGCGGCTTCGCGTTCCTGCTTCCACAGGTCGGAGGTCGGGAGCTTCTGCGTCTTCATCTCAAGGCGTTGCGCGTCGAGGCGTTCGACTTCGCGGGTGGCCTTGGCGAGGTCGCCTTTCAGTCCGCGAATGTCGTTGCGGGTTTTGACGATTCGGTTGGACAGTTTCTCGAATTGGCGTATCTGCTCGTTGGAGAGGTGTTCGTTGCCTTTGATGAGTCCACGGACCTGCTGGTACAGGTCCATCTTCTTCTCGCGGTACTTATCGACGGTCTTGTCGAGGCTTGTCGCGAACGAAAGCTGTTCGGTTTTTTTGAGGGCCGACTTCTTGAAGAAGGATGTGTCGGCCATCTCGCGGCCTTTGGCGTCGAACACCTTGACGGTCTGGTCGAGGTTCTTTTCGACCAGTTTCGAGTTCAGCAGCCCGTTGCCACGGAGGGCCGTGTTGGTGCGGGAATTGAACTCGGACAGGCCACGGTTCAATTTGGACGAATCGAAGTCCGGTTTGAGCGAGAGTCCGCGACGAAGGCGTTCCTCCTGCTGTTCGAACCGTTTCATCCACGGGTCGATGTTCTTCGTATTGGGTTTGAAATTGAACTGTATGGAGGCGTTCTTGCCGTTCCATTCGCGGTAGGCGCGTTCAAGCTGGGCGGTGTCAGGTTCGAATACCGCGTTCACGTCGAGGTCGTTTATGCCGCGTGCGGCCTCCTCGACCTGACGGCGGAAACCCTTCGTATCCGCAGTGACACGAACGACGACCGTACCGGCGCGATGCTCGCCAGCCATAGGTAACCCCCAGAAAGAAAGACGGAAATAGAAACCCCCACGGGAATGTGGGGGTTTGTTCAGAATCAGGTCATGTGGAACTTCGTGAACATGCGTTCGAAGTTCTCCGCTGTACCTTCGTTCTCCCGGCGAGGCGGTTCCTTGTCAGCGCCAGGAGGGAGCAGTGGATGCGGTTTGGCATTCTTGCCCCCGTATTTCGCGGTAATCACCGTGTTCATCATGTTGCGAACCTCAACGGCGACCATCGTCTTCGAATCCCATCCAAGCCACGGCAGTACGGTCGGCTTGTCTGTCTTGGACTCATCGGACGTGGTTGGAGGCTCATCCTC